CGCCTTTGCGATTTGAACGAGGCCCAGGTGCTGACGCTGATCGAGGTCGCGGTCGGCGCCTTTCAGGACGCCATGCGGGCCAGCGCCCGGCAGGAAATCGGGGAGATACCCTTCTGATGCTGGATTTTAACAGCCGCAGCCAAGCTGGCCTTGTCATCAACGCCGCGATTGATACCGCGCTGGAGCAGGATAACGCCGCCCAGGCGCCGCGTAGCTATCTGGGTGGCTCGCGCCTTGGCCATGCGTGCGAGCGTGCGCTGCAATTCGAATACCTCCAGGCGCCCAAGGATGAAGGTGCCGGCTTTGACGGCAGGCTGCTCCGCATCTTTGCCATCGGCCATGCGTTGGAGGATTTGGCGGTGGCCTGGCTGCGCGGTGCGGGCTTTCAGCTGTTCACGCGCAAGGGCGATCAGCCAGATGCACCGCAATTCGGCTTTTCAATCGTGGGTGGGCGCATTCGCGGCCATGTGGATGGCGTCCTCGCCGGCGGGCCAAACATTCCCGGCATGGCGTTCCCAGCGCTTTGGGAATGCAAAACCATGAACGCCAAGACCTGGCGCGAGACCGCCAGCAAGGGCGTGGCGGCCGCCAAGCCCATCTATGCCGCGCAGATCGCGATCTACCAAGCCTATATGGACGCTGCCATTCCAGGTGTTGCGGATCATCCGGCGCTGTTCACCGCCATCAACAAGGATACCGCGGAACTGCATCACGAACTGGTGCCGTTCAACGCCGAATTGGCGCAGCGCATGTCGGACCGCGCGGTGCGTATCCTGCGGGCCAGTGACGCCGGCGAATTGCTGCCGCGCATTGCACTGGCCGCCGATCACTTCGAATGCCGCTTTTGCCCCTGGGCAAAGCGCTGCTGGGGCCAGCCGGCATGATGCGCTGGGATGATTTCAACGATGCCGCGCCGGTGCTGGAGGAACGACTTCCCACCGCAGGGCAGTCGATCCCAACGCCTGCCGCGCCGGATCTGGAACAGATCGCCTGCTTTCTGTCGGTGGCCTTCAGCTATTGCGAAGGGCTGATTCCGGTGCGCGGCTTTGTCGATCAGGGGCAAGGGCTGACGACCAAGCCGCACAATATCTGGATCCCTGCCGATGCCACGGCGCCGGAATTGCTCGCCACCTATGCCGCCTGGGCCGCGCGCGAAGGTAGCGCCGTTTATGTCATCCCAGGCACGGTCGCCGAACATGGCCAGGCCCGCGCCGAGCATGTGCTTCAAATGCAGGCCATGGTGGTTGATCTTGATACCGGGGATATCGCGGCGAAGCTCTCCCACCTGTTGCAGCACCTCGGCGAACCGACGCTGCTTGTCGAAAGCGGTGGGCGCACCGCCGAAGGCGCGGCCAAGCTGCATGTTTGGTGGAAACTGACCGAACCGGCAGAGGGCGCAGAGCTTACGCGGCTTTGCGCCTTGCGCGGCGAGATCGCCGATAAGGTCGGCGGCGATCCGCATTTCCGTTCTGCCCATCAGCCCATCCGCGTTCCCGGCACGGTCTATCGCAAGGCGGGCGTGGAGCGCATCGTTACCATCCGCGCCCAGAACCCCGAGCGTGAATTGGACCTTGGCGACTTCGCCGAGGCCATTGCCGCCATGCCCTTTCTGCCGGGCCAGGATCGGCCACAGGCTGGCACCCAGGCCGATAAGCCAGGGCTGGACGCCATCCTTTCCACACCCGTGCGTGAGGGCGCCCAGGACGCCTGGACGCGGTTTCAGGGAGCCAGTGCCGCCATCGGGCATTTCATCCGCCAGGTGCATGAAGGCCGCATGACGCCGGACGAGGGCTGGGAAGCCATCTGCGGCTACAACGCCGCCTGTCTGCGCCCAACATGGCCACTGGAGCGCCTTAAGGCCGAGGCTGACGCTATCTGGGCGCGGCATATCACGCGCAACGGGCCCGCGACGCTGCGTGCCGAGGCAATGCCAGCCGAGATCGCATCCTACCCGCTTGGCGCCCTGCTGGATGATACCTCGCCCATGCCTGATGACCTGATCGGGCCGCGCCTGCTGACGCCAGGGGGCATGCTGGTACTGGGTGGTGCGCCCAAGGTCGGCAAATCCGATTTTCTGATCAGCCTGTTGATCCATGCCGCCGCCGGCGCGCCATTCCTGCGCTTTACCGCGTCGCGCCCATTGCGGGTTTTCTATCTCCAGGCGGAAATCCAATACCACTACCTGCGTGAACGCTTGCAGCAGCTGCGGCTTGATCCAGCGATCCTGGCCAAGGCGCGCGATACGCTGGTGGTCACGCCAAAGCTTCGCATGCTGCTGGATGAACAAGGCGTGCCCCTGGTTGCCGCCGGCATCCGCAGCGCTTTCCCCGATGCACCGCCCGACATCATCTGCATCGACCCGATCCGCAACCTATTTGATGGCGGCCCCGAGGGCGAAGGCGAGAACGACAACGGCGCCATGCTGTTCTTTCTGCAAAGCCGTGTGGAGGCACTGCGCGACATGGTGGCGCCCGAGGCCGGCGTCATCCTGGCGCACCATACCAAGAAGCTCAGCAAGCAGCAGGTGAAGGATGATCCATTCCTGTCGCTCTCCGGCGCCAGCGCGCTGCGAGGGTTCTATACCTCCGGCATGATCCTGTTTCGGCCGGATGAGGAAAAGACCGGGCGCGAATTGCATGTGGAATTGCGCAACGGGCCTGGTCTGGAACCCATGCTGGTCGATAAGCGCAACGGAGCTTGGATCGAGCTCGACCGCCATGGCGAGCGGCTGGTCAGGCAGGAGATCGGCCGCAAGCTCGATGCAGAACGCGTCCGTCGGCACGATGTCATCCTGAACCTGATCGCGGAGGAGGCTGAGGCTGGCCGCCTTTGCACCACCAACGCCTTCTCATCGAAGTTCGAGAACAGCCGCGGGCTGGGCGGCAAGGACACGATCCGCGACCGCATCACAGTACTTGCGACCAAGGGCTACATTAAGTTTCGCCGCGATGCACGAGATCTTGGCCAGCCCTACACCAGGTCCAAGAAGGGCTACCTCGTGGTGAAAGACATGGTGGTCGCCACCGCCGAGGAAGTGGTCGACGCCGAGACGGGAGAGATCACACGGGCGACTCTTCCCGTCCTACCCAGCCATTTTCTCTGCCCCCAAAGCGAGGCCGTTCTGGAGGTGGAAAACCCGGACGTGTGGGTGCTTCACGACCCCGAAGAGGGCGTCGAATGACCCTCGAAAATCAGCCTCGGATCGACCGAAACTGCTCCCGAAACTGCACAGTTTCGGGCCGAAACTGCTCACCTGCCGAAACTGCCAAACTGTTTTTCCTAAATAATATCAGTCAGTTACAGCCAAAAGCAGTTTCGGTTAACAAATTCTCCCAAACTGCGCCCGAAACTGCTTTTTACCCAATGAAAACAGTACCTTGGAGCAGTTTGGCAGATTCGGTTTTTTCCACCCCCCTACGGGGGGTGTGCATGCGCGCCAAAAAAGGCGCGCGCACACCACACCCCCGTGGGGTCAGGGAGCGCGCCCGAGGTCCCCCTCCCAACACCCAATCCCCAAAGCCGGGCAGCGACGGTGTGCTCCGCCAAGAACCCCACCGCCGCCGCCCTCACCACAACCATCCCCATCAGGAGACAATCATGGCTCTCTCGACTCTCCCCATGTCCGCGGCGCTGGCAAGCAGGCCGCCCATCATTTCCGATTGCGATGTCGGCGCCGCACCACCACGGGCCGTCCTGGCGCTCGATCTCGGCACCACCACCGGCTGGGCGCTGCGATCAGGCGACGGTGCGATCACCTCTGGCACCATGACCTTTCGGCCCAGCCGCTTCGAGGGCGGCGGCATGCGGTTTTTGCGCTTTCGCGCCTGGCTGACCGAGGTCACGCACCTCGCAGGCGAATTGTCTCAAATCGCATTCGAAGAAGTGCGGGCCCATGCAGGCACTGACGCCGCACACCTCTACGGCGGCTTTCTGGCTCACCTTTCGGCGTGGTGCGAGGAACGCGCCATCGCCTACCAGGGCGTCCCGGTCGGCACCATCAAGCGCTACGCCACCGGCAAGGGCAATGCCGACAAGGCGGCCATGATCGCTGCCATGCGTGCCCGCGGCTTTGCGCCGGCGGATGACAACGAAGCCGACGCACTGGCCCTGCTGCTCTGGGCGACCGACGTAGAGGGAGGCCGGGCATGAGCCTGCACGGCGCCCCGATGCTCGCGCAGAACCTGATCACGCGCCTGCGCAGCACAACCAACGACGCCGAATTGAACGCCATGCGCGCGGCCGCGTGGCATCGGCATGGCGTGGCTAGCATCGTGGTGGACGACATCACCGATCCATGGCTGCGCCAAGCCATCACCAACGAAGCCAATCGCCGCTGGGGGCGGCGCAATGGAGGAAATAATCATGGCCGCTAAGCGCAAGGACAAACGTCCCACCAAGCCGCGTGAGGATTTGTCAGCGCCATCGAAATGGCGCCTGCAGCATGGCGATGTCAGCGCACCAATCCGCGACGCAGATCCCGAGACGGGCACTCCGGTCCGGCACCGCCGCGCCGTGGATACACTCGGCATGATGCTGTCCAACGGAACCGTCACGCCAGAGATGCACGAGGCA